CCCCTCTCACTGGTATCGTCACAATGAAGTGACGATTCCTAAACTGAAGTCCATCTCAGTTCAGGTACCACACCACGGTAGTCAGCTCGAACCGTCCCCTCCCAAACGGAAGGGTCGTCATGACGGAACCACTGAGCGCGCTGCCACTGGAGATACGCGTAATTAGCGTATTTTTCAGTGTGTGCCACCTTTTCAGATGGCTTCAACCCAACGCTCTGGACGACGGACTTTTGATAGTCAATTGAAGGATCAGCCATTATGGTGCGAGAACCGTTAAACTTTGGTTCAGGCAGCACTAGAGGGTTTTTCCTTCGAACGTCAAACGATCGTCGACGAAGATGTCGATTCTCGTTCCCAGAACGGGGCACAAACTGAATAGCGAGTACCTGATCCTTCTCATTGCTGAAAAGGATAGGGTTCCTCCCACACTCTTGGGGTTTTAGCTTTTCAACCTTAAGATACAAGGCCGTTTGGACTAGGAACCTGCGAAGGTTCATATATCCAAAAGAGTATGCGATATTCGTCTGGTCGATTAGACCGGCGAGACCCGCTATATCAAGATCCTCGGCCTCAGAAACAGCAACATTGAACTTCATCATCGAGACGTCGAAGCCTCGACTGAAGAACTTCCCGCAGGATTCGCGGAAAGTGTCAGATCCAATGAAGGATTTACTGACGTTCACAATGAATCCCAGTGTCTCTAAGTTGCGCATAGCGTTAGACGTCAACCTATAGTCTAGGCAGATATCATCGCCATAGATTGTTGGACTTGCAAAACGTGATCCATGTCGCCCGTGCGAAGCACGGTACAACGCCTCTACATCCGTAGATGGTAGGGGATCATTGCAGAGGTCCAGCCCATAGACTTGAGATATACCTGTGCCAATGACGATGGCAGTGAAAACTATGCACTGTATTGGGAAACACAATGCAGAGCCCATCGGCGCGTACTTTTCTTGCTTTAGCTCGAAAAGGTTCTTATAACGCACCTTGGAGGAGCGGCTGAAGTACAGGTCATAAAGCAGGGGAAAGGGAAAAATCCCCTTGACCAATCTCCAAGACACTAGATCCGATGCACTAGAGAGATCGATTGTATCAATCCGTCTAAGAAGACTCCCAAGGCGGGCAGCCTCCTGGTTGTACACCTGATCCCTTAGATGACAGAACTCAGTCATCCGGGAGTTCTCAAAGAACGAGTACAACTGGTCTCGTATGCCCTGTTGGACATACATCGAACCAGCTGGCTCCATGCAAATAGTACGCATGGCCTTATAATTCTTTGGAACAAATGTCAGCTCGGCGGCAATCTCAAAATTATCATAATAACCCTGGTAATCAGGGTACAGAGAGTATGGTCCCGCGTAATACTTGCGGTGCCTGTCAGGAACAGACATGACCTCGTTCTTACTCTCTATGCCTCGCCCAACCCGCTCGGCCGTAAAGCCGGGTCCGTGATGCGGGGTGAACTTCCCAGTGTCAACCTGGAAGCCATTAAGGAGCCAAGAGACGATTAGTCTCAAGTTCCGAAGACCAACAGGATTGTAACTGGTGTGTACCAACTTGACCTCGTTCTCGTACCAGCCACGAAACGCAGCTGCCTCGAGACTCGCATCTTCAAAAGCTGCCTTCTTCCCAAAGGAAAGAAAGCTAAGAAGGTAGCGGAATAACACGGGGTCTCCACTCTTGTACCAATTGAGATAGACTCTAAAGACCGGGGTCTTCTCCATGCCCTTGACGTACGACCGAACTACGGTGCCTGACGTCAGAGCGCGCTCGGATTTCATGAGCGTGTCGGCGAGAGTGGAATAAGTTTTTATGACGCTTTTAACGTCCCGATGCAATAGCCGCGCAAAGCGGTAGTACATCGAGGCGGGAAGGCGTCCGGAAGGGTTGTCTGATAAAAGGCATACCCAGGACAGACTAAGTAGGCGCGCCGTGTTATAATTAGGCGTACCGTGAAGAAAGCCCTGAGTGAACCGACTCTCTGTACCATCGAGGATGATAGCACAGGAGCCGGAAGTGGTAGGGATGGTTACCCGCCACTTAAACCTAGACATGTTACACGTTGTCTGGGTCGGGGATCAAGGGAAGGATGTCGGTCGCGCCGCGGACTAACGCGTTTAATTGCGTCATGTCCAGGGAGGGCGCCGTATGCGAAGTCGCTACAACCAGAGAGCTAACTGTGTAGAAAACCAGATTAGCCATAGCCGCGCGGCCAAGCATTCCAAGCGTACCATCGTTGATGGCAACGACAACTTCCACAGGTAGGATCGATTCGACGCCGTCCCCGTCAGTCTTTAAACAACTGACTCTGAGCTTAGCTGAGCTGTTAAGGCTCTGACCAGGCTTAGTGGGCGGATAGTTGCCAATGCGTAAGGACGCTGGCAACGCGGGGTTTGAACCGCCGATGAAACGATAAACCGTATCTTCACCGCCTTGCGCGTTGATAGCTGTTACGCCATCAGCGAACTTGAGGTTATTGATGATCGGCATCGTAGTCGTGCGACCCAAAAACACTGCATTGTCGAAATCGGAAACAAGATAAGTGGTAGCCATAAGGTGCTGCTCCTTTCAAGCATACACATAAAGGGGTGCGCATATTGCGCAGGACTTAGTTCCCCACGTTAATTTAGTGACGGAGCTACGGTATCAGCTTGTAAAACAAGCTCCCAGCTGTAAGCCAACTAGGGACACCAGAAGCGCCAAGGACGTTCAAGTGTGTAGGTGTAAAAACTTGTGCACTCGGCAAAACCCATCGTGCGTAGTACTTGTACGATGTTTCGTCCTCTACCATAAAATTTGTTGGGATGATTGGCTTGTAAAGGCTCACACTGTTCGTGACATATGCCACGTCAAGTGCAAGAAAACGCACTGTTTTATCAATGATGTCAAGCTTACTCTTTACATTAAAGAACCAATCAACGACAAAGCTCAGCCTAAGCGTCTCCCAGTAACGGGATAAACTTGGTAAAAGACCGAGTTTCTCATAAGGCAAAAACGCAGCTAAGAGCGAATCAGGTGGTATTCTGACCCGCATCTTCGCATTCCCTACGAGTAGGGATCCAGTGAAGAACGGAAACTCGTCCGCCATCTGGTACGAAGCCTGGCCTCGTATTTCCTGCCATCCAAAGAACAAATCAAAACTTTGGAGGAGCGCTTTAGCTTTCAACGCAACTTCGGTTGCAAGCTTCCACGAAGGCCTGAGCATGAAAGAATAGAATAACTGTGCGTCGGTACACGCCTCGAGGAGAGAACGTAAACCGGGCATGGTGCGCCGGCCGCCTATGAAAACGGCCAGCGATCCAGTAGCGAATTTCTCGATAACTTCAATAGGATTCGCGATGAGGTCAGCAATGTCGCTGAGCTCAAACAGAAACTCTACAATATTTGTCTTCAGGGTGACGATGTTATCGTCCCATGCTTTGCCCTGGGCGAGAAAGCCCATGACTAACATGTCATTCTGAATCCTGTGTGTCTCTTGGCGGAAGCGTAGATAGGAGGTGATGCCGTTGTCTACCTTGCGGTAGCCGTCAGCACCAGATATTCCTGAATAAGCTTCCCAACCAAACGTGGGCGCCGTAGTGGCGTTCCACGAGGCACGGTTTGAAAACGACACGGCCTCAGGCCATAATGTCGGTTCCGAACCGTACTGAGCAGGTGACAAATACCAATTGATGGATTCACCGTAGTTCCGAACAAAGTGTTTAACACAATGCGCAGCTTTCCAATGAGTAGCATGCAGACGTTCGAAGAACGTGTACTGATCAACGGTCGGGGTATTAAGCCACGTCCATGTCACAGCCCACGCTACCTCTATTTCTTTATACCACAAAAAGTTGTGAATCCCATCACCAAGACCACCGTAAGCTCCATGGGTTAGTTTGTAACGTACCCATAAAAGCCCACCGTCATCAAGACCCCAGCGAAAATTGCTGACTTCAATGGTGACGTTAGGGTTGACGTTGAGGTTAAAAGCCCCAGCGCCAACGGCCGTGGCGATGACTGGAAGATCTTTGACGCCATAGGTTGGGGGTGTGACACCCCCTTGCCAGACGTCAAAACTATACCCCGTACGGTCGCCGTTAATAGTAACGCGTGTGAGGAGATCAAGTACACTCCTCGGAAACGTCATATCAACAGCTCCCTCACTAACTTTTCCCACGAGGTTAAAGTGGGCACAGTTGTGCTCTAATCCGTCGACCTGGGAGGTCGAGCCGCTGAGGAAGCGGAGTACTTCGGATAGAGTGTGAAGACGACCGAGCTTGCTCGGTAGGTCCTCGGGGCTGGGCTTGAAACCAAGCACATTTGAAGTGCGAGGCGTCTTGTCCGGGTCTGCATAACCAGCGAGTTCCAGAAATGAAACGAGCGGTGAGCGGAATTCCAAACCAGACATCAAGTCCATCATAGGGTCATAGTAAACAACATCACTAGGAGCCGCAATACTGTTGTAGTCGTTAGACATCAACGCATTGCGGTCAACGGCGGCGTACCAAGTACTTCCGGCACGACCACAATTAGCGTTGTTTACTAATTCCAACATAAAAGACCTCCTATACCACTAGACGGGTTACCACCCGTCGTTAACCATAGTTGGTGTGGGTCGTGTAATATCACAACCAGTCAGCATCTATCGCCATGACGGCGCAGTGAGTTGCTAACACCCTGAGTAAACCCAGGACACACCTGGAAGAAGCTTAGTGCACCTCATATCAACGTCGTGAGTTGTTGACACAAGGCCTGGGGTAAA